ATGCTTTTGGCATTGGCCGGCAGCAAGAGCGGCAACCGCTATCTCCTCATCAGGGAAATAACCGACAAGACTAAGCCCTGCCCGAAGTTGTGTGTTGCCGGCAAGTTCGCTCCGATCCTTGACTCTGACGTTATGACTCAGCAGTTTCCCGTCGGCATGTTTGTTTCCGGGAAGCCCATGGACGACATAAAGCGATCCTACAGCCGCGAAGAATTCCATGAACTTGTGTGGTCCACTCCGATTGAAGAACTGGCGAGCCGCTTCGGGGTGACTACCAATCTTCTCATCCGGATCTGCCACAACTATCTCGTACCGGTGCCACCGAAGCGTTATCGAGAAAAGATCGAAGCCGGAGAGACACCGAAAAAGACGTCATTGCGAGCGGTCGAAAATGCCTCGCTGCATATCGTTACAATCGCGCCGCCTCAGGCCAAACCTAGCGTTTATGCTACGACCATTGTTGAGGCGGCGATCGCGGCTAGCGAAGGCAAGGGCCCTCCTGTTGCCAGAAAACCTATTCCGATTTCCAGTCCTCCACGTGAACGCTCCTCTTCCGTGCTGAAGAAGGCCGCAGCAGACCGGAATGAAGAGACCTCGGCGCCTTCCAATTTAGCTACCCCGTCCCCTGTGAAGATACGTCCGGAAGTAGCTGCTTTTATCGCGGAGCTGCGAAGTTTGCGCCCGGATCGCGACGGGTTTGTCTATCTGAAGTATGTCAAAGTTCCGCCAGCAGATCTTACCCGTGTCGCGTCCCTAATCAGCAGTATCGCAGCAGACCTTGCTCCACATGGATTCGTATTCAGCACTGAGGGCCGCATCGGCTTCGCCAAAGAAGGTACTAAGGTCGACTTCGCAATCAATGCCCCGAGAAAGAGGGTGAAAAACACCTCAAAAAATAGCTGGTATACGTTTGATTACCTGCACGTCGGGCGCTTTACCCTAGAGATCTATGGCTGCGCGGCCGGGATTGGCAAAAACTGGGCGGATAGCGATACACGGAAGATCGAGCAATCGTTGCCCAAGATAGTCGAAAGCTTTCGTATCAATTTCGTAGCGGAGAAAGAAAGGGATGAAAAGCGGCGGCGGGAGGAAGAGCTTCGCGCGCATACGGCACGTCGCCGCCAACTTGCGTCGCTTCGCGAGAAACGCGAAGGTGAGAGGCTGGAATTCCTCCGCTGGATCGCTGATGCCCGACGAGAAGTCGATGATTTGCAAGAGACGATTGCGAAGGTACCGAAAACCGGCGATCTGCCACCCGATTACCAACGAATGATTTCCTGGGCAGAAACTCGGCTCGCTGCATTAGAGGCGGAAACATCTGCCGAGCGGATACAGGCCACACTGGTGGAGAGGAAGCTCTATCCGGAACCAGACGATCTATTCGATCCTGAGGGTGATCCACCGCCGAAAACAAACTATTGGGATGATTGATGGTCGATGAGAGTTCAAATCGGCTGCCGTATTGGCCCGCAGCACTCAACAAGAAGATGGCGGCCGCTTACTGTGGATTGTCTTATGAACTATTCACGAGTCTCTGTCTGGTCGCGCCCATCGCATTCACCGGCTCGACGCGAGGCGAGCGATATCTACGACAACGTCTTGATGAATGGCTTTTGTCGTTGGACCCTAACGGCGAAATAGAGGCAGATTCCAACTCGGGGAAAACTCGCCCTCCAAAGGAAAGCCTGGCAACCAGATTGGAGAGAGGTAGGCAAGCTCCTGATCCGGAAGATGGCCCCGGCGGCTATCCCATCGTTGACGATCCATCGCATCCTCTCAAGCAATGGTACGACAAGCTCGGTTTTGACCCTCGGACTATGGGCCAAGAGGACATGAATAGATTGATGGCGCTTGCCGAGGAGAAATGGAAGGCTTCAATCCCCGGCAAACCAATTGGAAAACGCGAAAAATTGGGCCTTGAGAAACTGAGTCAATACGGCGTGAACGGGCGAGTTTCTTGGCGTCAGATCAACGGATGCGGCGACGATACCGTTAGCCGTCTGGAGGCCCGCGGTTTCGTCGGCAGAGATCGTGTCGACAATATCGACTACTTTTGGATTACCGAACAAGGTTTGGAAGCACATAAAGCGCTGCTTCGGCCTGAGTAACCTCTAGGCGAATTCTCGCTGTGTCACGCCATCTGTCACGCGACACACCCCTACCGCCACGATAGGTAGCTCCACAAATTCGTTTGAGGAGCGATATGATGTCGACTTCGATTTTGACTGTCATGACGGTGTGCTCAGGCGCAATCGCGGTGACGCTTATGGTACTGCAGGTTCTGCATTGACGGCTGAACGGGGGAATTGATGAAGGCTTGGGCGGCTATCGCGGGCACGATGTTGATATTAGTGCCGGCGACGTGCTGGGCGACCAATACCCCTTGCAGCGGCCACAAAGGCGGCATTGATCATTGCCAGGGATCGACCTTCATCTGCAACGACGGATCTGTCAGCGCCAGCAAGAAATCATGTGAGGTTTATATGGGCGGCGCCGCCCTCCTCGGATCGACGCCGGCCGATATGGAGCCAACGGCTTCACCAGATTGCTCATGCCGAGGCGGATCATATTGCGTCGGGCCACGCGGCGGCCACTTCTGCCTTACCGACGACGGCCGCAAGAGTTACCTTCGAAGGTAACGTGCACAGAGGCGCAACCGTTCGGCACGACTACTGTTCAATCCGAAAACTGCTGGCGTAGAGGCCCAACCTGGTGCCCCGGCCTTCCACGATGATCCGCATACCAGGTTTGAGGGGCTGCCTAAGATCATCGGGAACACTGCAAAGCTTGTCGTAGAAGAAGGGTAGGTCTCGCAGTTTTATCGGCAATCGGCAGCCCCTGTGACCGTTGCCATGCGCCTCGGCAACCACGAAAGGAAGTTCGACGTCGTGCCCTGCGAATATCGCCGCCACCATCGGACCGCCAAGGACGGCCGGGGCGCTTCCCAAAAAGTAGCCCATTAGTGGCGCAATCAAAATCGCGCCTATCTTTCTTAGCTGCCCTACATTCGTGATTTGCAAACCCTTCAGAACAAGGCAGGGAAATAGAACCGCCGCGACGAGACCAGCAGAAACTCGGAAGGAGGCCGTGGTCCCGACCCAAGCCGTTGATGGCACGAAACCATATCCACCCACTGTTGCTAAGATGGATATGACGCCAAGGAAGAACCAGACCAATAGCAGAATGAAAGTGGGCTTGGCGGCCCAACGTATTGCCTTTGCTTTTATTGCCTCGTTCATCAGTTCACTTAGTCCAGACTCTGCGCCGGACGAAACGTGGCATACCGTTGGTTGTGTTATCAAGGTGCCCTTCGAGATATTTGAACCGAGACAAGGAATATAACCGTTCATCGAAGTGGACCATTGAACGTCCTAGCCACCTTCAGCCGGCTATCCCAGTTCGCCAGGAAATCTCTGGCCACCTCTCGGCTTTCCATGAACGTCACGTTCTCAGCATTTCGTCGTTGCGCTGCAGCCGTGTAATTATACGAGCCGCCTATCACGAGATGCCCGTCGATCACGATAACCTTGTTATGGGCGATTGCCGGCTCGTAATCGATCCAGACCGGAATGCCGGCGGCCTCCAGCAACGTAGCTCCTGAATATTTCCGCTCATTGGTCTTGTCGAGGATCGCCAGGACTTCAACGCCCCTCCCCGCGGCGCTCTGCAGCGCGTGGATGATCGGCAGAGACGTGAAGCCATATGCCTGGACGCGGATGGAGGATTTCGCTCGGTCGATTTCGCCGACGATCAGGCTCTCACATTGCTCGGCTGGCGTGAAGCAGATGAAGACCTTTGCTGCGGCAGGCTGACCGGCATAGAGCGGGCTAGCGCATAGAAGCGCGACAATCGTGGCGACGGCGATTCTCATCTCTTCTCCATAGGAATTTCGAGCCAATCGAGATCACCATTGACTCAAATCAGCGCCGGAACATAATAAGAACCGGCATGCGGCGGCAACAAAAAAACGAGGAATAAAGTGCCCCGCGATCTCTATGCAATGCCACCTTTCGAAAGCCTGAGCTTCGTCGCTTCTATCTGCCTGACACGCCTCAGTCGTGGTACCAGGCGCGATCTTGCCGGTTATGACATCGGCAAACGCCGCAACCTTGCCCCCGTCCCCCACATCGCGCTCGACATGGCCAAAGAGCTGTTGCGCGTAGTGCAGATCTGCAATGGGGATCAACCAGTGCCGGCGGCCGAGATCGCAGCGAAAATCGAGGCGATCTTGCGCGGTATCCCGGATGAAGAAGCCTTTCACCTGGCAAGCATTTCGACGGAAGAGCGAGAAGCCGTGAAGGATCAGATCTCGGAACAAATCCGCGATGCCATCCTTGCCGCCTATACGGTGATGGCGATTGAGCGCGCACCGGAGCCGGCGAAAGCGATCGAGACCAACGGCTGGAAAGGCCACGAGAGCATCACGGCAGACGAAAAGCCGCGCTACAAATGGCGGCACACATGGGCGGGGAAAAAGGGAGACGATTTCGTCGGCTACAAGGACGGCACATGCGTCGGGCGCATATTCCGGCTCGATTATACCCAGCAATGCGAAAAATGGTTCTGGCTGGTCGAGCATGTGCCGCTTGAGCGGTTGGAACGCCAGTGTCCCTCTGGCGGATGGGAATGGGGCGCCAGGGAGGCGGCGTGTCGCGTCGAAAAATGTTATGACGCCATCATGCGACTGAACGGCAAAGGTGTTTAGGGAGAGGCCTATGTGCGGACGCGTATACATCCGATCGTCATTGCGGGAGTTGCTGGACAATTTCGCCTTTGCGGGTCCCGGTGATGTCGAAGGACTGGCGAACCGCTTTCCCCGCTACAACGGCGCACCGCAGCAGGATTACCCGATCATTGTCCGCGAGATTGTGCGAGAGCCGGACGTCATGGGTCCGATCTTTGCATCGGCGCGCTGGGGCTTCATTCCAGCTTGGGCAAAGGACGCGGGCCGGCCGATGATCAATGCCAGGGCCGAAGGGATTTCCACCAGCGGCATGTTCAAGCATTCCTACAAGTCGAAACGCTGCTTGGTGCCGATCAATGGCTTTTTCGAATGGAAGGACATCTACGGGACCGGCAAGAACAAGAAACCTTATGCGATCGCGATGAAATCGGGTGAGCCCTTCGCCCTCGCCGGCATCTGGTCCAGTCGCCGCAATCCGGATACCGGTCTCGACGAGAAGACGTTTGCGATCATCACCTGCGCGCCGAACGAAATGATGGCGCAGATCCATGACCGCATGCCCGTCGTGTTGCATCCGGAAGACTATGAGCGCTGGTTGTCAGCGGAGCCCGATCCCTATGACCTGATGAGGCCGTTCCCGAGCGAGCTGATGACTATGTGGCCGATCGGCAAGGATGTTGGTTCGCCGAAGAACGATAGACCGGATATCATCGAGCCTGTCGACGAGCCGACTGACGACGATCCGGAGCCGACACTGCTGTGAGCGAGGATCTGCAAATCGATACCAGGCCGGCCGCGCCGGTGCTGTCGACCATTGGTGCGGGAAAACCCGGATGAGAATGGACGGATGATAGCGGTTCAGTTCTGGCAGGGAAACGTGTCCTCAAGTGCAAGGAGAAGGTAGCCTTCAAAGCCCCAAGGCCCCAAACGTTGGGTCCAGGCCTTCCTCTTGACGTAGCTCTCAAATATTGCCGCATACCGCTCGCCGTCAATTTTCGTATTGGCAGGAGGACAGTACAGCCGCTTTCCATTTGCTTTCGTCGCCATTTCGTCATTTGCCCAGGAGAGTGCCTCTCCCGCAATGAAAAGCATCTCTTGAAGGTTGGTGTCCGTTCTCGCTTTTGCGGCAAACACGGAGACTGCGGAATTGTCCGTCGCCAAAGCGGGATGGCTTTGAACAGCCAACGCAATGACTGCTAGCGCGAACATTCTCCTCATCGAATCTCCCTTATTGCTATGAAAAGGCCCCCATCCGGTTAGGGACAGGGGCAGAGGTCCATGAAGTGCTCGTTTCAATTGCGGTCGTGGGCACGGCCGACTGTGGAATTAGAACATGAGAATGTCGTGAGCGATATACGCCCTTTGGCCTCGCAATGCCGCCCGTCCGGATAGTACCTTCATCCCGAACTGATGCCTGCAAATGCCTGATCCTTTATGAGGATTGACTAATTATCGCGCTCTGGCAATGTACTCGGATAGGATGAGGAGCCGAGCTTTTTTGCCTTCAGCGCAGGGGGCGTTTATGGCTGACGAAAAAATAGGTGCTTCCGCAGCAGTAAATACTGATTTGTCTGAACGAATTCAGGCTCCTCTTTTATATGCGTCAACGTTTCACGCGTATTGGAGCAGCACCGAATTTAACGTTATCCTGTCGGTCAATTCGCTGGCCCGTTCTCAGCCTACAAATGAAAATCCAAGCGGTTTTCGCGCCGGGATCCAACCTGCAGCGATCCTTGCGATGAGCCCTCAGTCCGCAAAGGATTTGTCACTCCTACTTCAGGACGGTGTGAGGAAATACGAAGACATGTATGGCCCGCTAGAAACGGACTTCGCGCGAATGTCTCGAAATCGCTTCAAGTAAAACATTGTCGAACAGCGGAGACGACGGGTTAACCGCAGGGCTTCTTTGCGGCATGATATTCGCGGCGTTGCTACTTGCAGTGCCGTTTTTTGTTTTGGGAGAGACGGTTGAATTCAATTCATTGCACTTGACTCTCGCGTGCATCCGGATGAATTCGTATTTTCAGAATGAACAGGACATACTGCCGCAGCTAAATTAATCCCTTGTTTACTCGAATGTGTTGACTTATATGGCAACATTAGATCAACTGGTCAAAATGGGAGTTCTCGTACCCGTTCGCGTTCGGTTGCAGAGACACGAGTATGAAGATCGCAGAATATTCGCATTTCCGGGATTTGACGCTTGGCTTCGCGGCCCAGTTATGACAGCGACCCAATTCTATGCTGACGATATTTCGCCGCGCCAACAGGCGTTTGCCATCATTAAGGATTTCATTGCCGGCAAACCGTTCCCCGGACCGCGAATGTTCAAAAGAATGCGCCCTGGGAGCGATGACGTATGGGAAATGCGAACCGCGGATCTACGATTCTTCGGGTGGTTTGCAGCCAAGGATTGCTTTGTGGCGGTCGCGGGCGATTTCTTTGAAACGCTAAAGGAAGACAAATCGCGTTACGAGGCGCATCGCCTGGATGTTCTCGCCAAGCGTATCGCTATTGATCTTGATGAACCAAAGTATCTTAAGGGAGCGAAGGAAAATGACGTCGTATCTGGATGACGACCAAGAGGGGTTATTTGCCCTTGATCCCAAAAGTGAAGCCGTTGCTGTATTCGTGAATGCGGTCGGGACCGAATTGCAAGGGGCCTTCGCGCAGCGTAAACATGACTGTAAGCTCACTCAGCAAGATTTGGCGAAATCCTTGGGCGTAGACCGGTCCAGAATCCATCGCTGCCTCTCGGGTTCAAATAACCTTACGCTGGAATCTGTGGCGGAACTGGCTTGGGCGATGGGCGGTCGACCGGAATTCAAAATCGTGCTTAATGACCTGCCTGAATCAGGATGCAATCATCTTGTAATGTTAACGACAACAAGCCCGGAAACCGCCGATTGGTCATACCGCCATACGCCGGGCGCTGGATCGATCATAGAGCCGGTAACTTGGTCGCCGCCTGGCGTTAATCATGTCCGTGTGACAAAGGCTGCGCAGGCTCGCGAAGAAAAGCTTTCCAACATCCAATCTCTGACTTGCGAAGCTTTTTGAAATGAAGATCCATAGCCTTACGGTATGTGATTTTGTGCGCCGTGAAGACAATGGCAAGTTTATTATTATCGGCGCGTATACCAATGAAATAATATTTAGCTCGCTGCCATCGCCGTTCTTCTTGTCACTTTGGTTCCTGTTGGAACATGAAAAGGTGGGGGTAGACAAAATTGCGCTGCGTGGAGTTCTAGGTGGCCAAGCGGAACCTGTATTTTTCATCGAAGGCGAAGTCGATGTTATTGACACGTCTAACTGGAGTCCTATGGCGCTCGGCACTGGTATCACAATCCTTGAGCCTGGAACGCTGACTATTGATGCTAAGCTCGGCGATGAAGACTGGGAGACGGTTCGTGAACTTCGAATTACGATGGGACCAATATTTTCAACAGGAGGCAGTGGTCCGTCGTAGTACAGCGAACGATCGTTTTAGGTTCCAGAAACCCGCCGAAGCGGGTTTCTTTTTGCGACGACGTCACGGCCACATCTTCGCAATATAACTGCTCTTCACCGCGGATTGCTGCTCTGCCGATCCTGTCGTTGCAGAATTTCGCGAACGACCTTCACGTCGCCGTTCAGCTCGTTGACCGACGACGTGAGATCCTTGATCGAGGCGAGCACCGACCCGACCGACTGCTCGCTTGCCGACATGCGAAAGCCGAGCGTCTTGATATCGCCCTCCGCGGTCGACTGTCGCGTTTCGATCGCCTGCAGACGCTGATCGACACGGGCCGAAGTCGCTTCGGTGAGGACGATGAAGTCCTTGCGCCAGCCCTGCAGGTCCTCGATATCGCGGCTTTTGTTCGCCGTGACCCAGACACCCATGCCGACCGAAGAGGCGATCGACAGAATTCCGACAAGGGTATTGATGTTCGCCCCCATCCTCTTCGCGCGCTCCGGCATTTGCATCTCTTCATCTCCGGTTTCGTCAGCCACTGTCTTTCACGTCTTTCAATGCGGTATGGAGAGGAGGCCGGCACCGATGGCGAGCGCGAGGGTGCCGGCAGTGAGGAAGAACAACGTCAGCAGAACGGCGCTGCTCATTTGTCCACTGGCGGCTGAGGTTTGATGAGGCCGCCGAAGCCATCGCGGACGATGTTGATCAGGATCTTCGACGAACCAAGCACCGCGACAATCGCAGCGGCGTATTTGGGGCTGATCCACGACTGAGAGCATTCGAGAAGCCCCGTTGCCAACTGGGTGCAGCCCGTGGCGATCAGGAATGCCGTGACGGCCGCGAGAACGGCGATCAGGATATTGAGAAGGTTATGGACGGCGTTCGTATTGAACATGGGTGTTTTCCTTTACTGCGCGGCCTTGGCCTGCTGGAGAGCGCTGGAGACGACGGCGTATGCCTGTGCGACCTTCACGACGGCATCAACGACGGTGGTGTGGGAAGGATCGGCGCAGATGGTCTCCACGCCGGCATAGGCTGCAGCTTCCTTGGAAACCGTGCCGGCCTTCAATTTGCCGGTGGCAGCGACCGCGGAGAACGCGACATGGGCAATTTCGATCGCCGAACAGACCTTCGGAAGGTTCTGCTCAATAGCGTTATCGACCTGGCTGGTGGTCTGGCATGCGGAGAGAGAAGCGACGGACAGCATGAGGCTGCCCGCCATCGCGAGATGGAGGATGCGCATGGAGATGGTCCTTTTAGTTGGAGGGGAGGATCAGGCTTCGTTGTTGGAAACGACGCCGTTGGAATTCACGACAGGTAATGCTCCAGTCGGCAGAGGTTCACCGGCTGGCCAACGATAGGAAGTGACCCGAGCAGTCGCGAAAGGCTTGATGTTCACAGCGTCCGACTGATTGCCGCCGAGAACCATGATATTGCCCTGTTGGTCTTTGCCGACGACCAAACCAACGTGGCCTCCCCCTACCCGCTTGAAGGTCACCACGCAGCCAACCGCGGGAGCTTTGAGGGAAACACCCCAATTTTGATAGGACAGCGCAAGGCCCGATCGGGTGGACTTGATGCCGACGCTCTCGAAAACGAAGCCTACGAATCCTGCACACCAGGGCGTGGCATCGTCTCGAAATGGCAGGCCGAGTTTTTCCCACATCTGAACGATTTCGGGATTATTGCCTGATCCAACGACTTCATGGAGGCCGATGTATTTGCGCGCGAAAGCGAGCCACCGGGGCTCGGTTGCTTGGGTCATGATACTGCTCCGATAAAAAAAGGGCCGGCAAAGCGACCGCTATATTTGGCTTAACTAATATTATGTAGCTCGAAAGATTTCTTCGAGAGCCGGCCTTCCCGACGTATAGTTCAACTCACACGGGATATCGGTGGGGGGCAATTCAATGAAAAGGAACATGGTCTTTGCGCTGGCGGCCGCAGCTTTTTTTCTTATGAGTCAGCAACCGTCTTTTTCTCAAGCTGGCGTTTGTAACCGGCAGGGAGACGAAATCGCTACTAAAGTACGAAGTGACGCGGATAAGTGGATTGCCGCGATCGACCCATCTTTGCCGAAGGACGAACAGGACGCTTTCCGTTTGCTATTTTCCAGAAATAGGGACCGGACGCTTGCAGCCGTGAACAAAATGACACGAGAGTGCACTGCTAAATACAAACCCATGCAAGACATGATGGATGGAATTGTTACTTACTACACAGGCGGTCTTTCAAAAATACTCGCGCCGAGAATGACGCATGTAGACGTATCAGAACTACTTAATGGTTACCCTTTAGGTGGCCCAAATGCCTTAATTCCTAAATTTCGCGAAGATATTCTTCGAGGAGACAACGGAACCGTAGCGAACATAATTCGCGATCCGTGGAAATGCTTGAGCTTCCAGCGCAAATGCTAAGGTGTCATCATGAAGCGATTTTTGCTAGCAGTCGTGGCATGTATTTCTATTTCAAACACGGCACTCGCACAGTACGCCGCAGTTTGCAATCGGCAAGCGAACACGATTGGCCAAGGGATCGCAAACGATGTCGCTCGTCGGATAAACGAAGTGTATAGATATGATATACCAGAAGACGAGCGACAAGCTCTGATCCTGCTTCATATCCGCGCTCGTGATCGGGCGTTCGCGGCTGTTGAACAGCTACGAATGCAATGCACAGCGCGATATATCCCCATGCAGAACATGGCCAATTTGGTGGTGAGAACGTATTCCTTGGGCTTGTCGGAGTTCTTACCGCGTCAGATGACTTATGTGGACGTCTCGGAAATTGTGAACGGCCGCCCTTTGGGTGGCCCCAATGCGGCGATTCCAAAAGCGCGCGAAGACGCCCTGCGAAACCTTCATATTGGCGGGGATGCAGCAAAAATCGTCCGCGATCCAAAGCAAATTTTGCCGTGGAATTGGTGACGCGTGCGCTGGCTAGTGCCATCTAAAGCCTTGCCGCCGCGGTAAAGAAATCGTCGATCTGCTGAGCCGTGAAGCCCATGGCTGCAAAGCCTTTCTCCCTCATCGGCGAATAGCGCCGAGTGCCTACCGTGCCAGTAGGCTGACAAGAACGGCCGCCGTGAGCGTCAAGCCGCCGAATATCATGATGAGCAATTTCATCATGTGGCGCATCATTCGTTTGCTTCTAGGGCGCAATTGGTGACCACAGGTTTCGAAAATGCTCAAAGTATATGGCAACTATCCGTTAGAAAAATAGCTGCCAAAATTCTGCTGTCGAAGACTATAATTGGGTCTTCTGCACTTCATCCGCTGCGGCCTTCATGTCGGTCAGCGTCTCAAGTTCGTTGATACGGGACTTTAGGGCCTCAATAGTCTTGTCTTTTGCCGCTATGGCAGATTCGGCCTCAGCAAGGCCGAACATCATCTGACCGATTTTAATTTGAAGTGCAGTTTGAGCATCCATTACGCATAAACCTTCGTGGTTGATGTGATGATAAACGTTTGCTTGCCGCCTGCCGCCAGCGAAAACCCCGCGTTAGTCGAGAGGGCGTTTATTGCGGCGCCGGATGGGGGATACACAAGCAAAGCGTTTGCCCCGGAGTTAATGACGGAAATCAGGGCTCCGATCTTATTTGGCAAGATGACGCCGGCGCCGGACGCTGTGGTCGTGACTTCGTTTACTGTTGAAGTTAGTGCTAACGCGGTACCTTGGGTGGTACCTGTCGCCGTCAGACCGGTAGAAACCTTATTACATAGGATACTTCCGGCGACCAAAGCACCGGTGCCTTTGCCGGATAGAGATAGATCGATGTTGGTGTCGTTACCGGCAGCCGCGAGAGTAACTGGACTATTAGTCACAGAGGCAACAATATTAAGAAAGTTAACTGTAGAACCGTTGCCTTGAACTTTCATTAGAGTGCGGGCGAAGTCTTGCGAAATATTAAGGCCGCCGCTACCCTTCATATCGAGGCCCAAACCACGATTAGCATCTGAGCCTTGTGCGCGGACTGCAGGATCGAACCCTGAATTAGCGCCGCTTATTTTCACGTAATTCGCAAGGTGATTTCCAAGTAAGACGCTTCCTGTGCCTTTGCCGGTTATGAAAGCGTCAATGTTCGCATCCGATACACCATCCGCCTGTAGTCCGATTGAATTACCGGAGGTCTTTGGGTCGATACGAAGAAACTGACCGCGTACGGGCGTCGCACTGAGATAAACTCGTAGGCTTTCGTAGCCTTGCACGCCGCCCAGGCTAGCGTACCCGTTATGCCCTGCCGTGGCGTCTTCCGGATAAATGCCAATTTGATCCCGCGCAAAATACCCCGCATAATTCCCGCTCCCAATAAATATTGGTCGGTTCTTGCCATTGCCAGCCAGCCCAGACCTCAAGGCGTAGTAGCGCCCCAGATTGTTGTCACCGGCGATGGCATAAAGATTGACGTTTTCCTCGTCGCTCCCAGCCACGGACTGTACGCGGAGCGTCGATAGCTGATCGTTGATGTTGCCGCGATATGAAAATGAGACATTCGAGGCATCGCCGGGGGCAGATGCGAGGGTGAGCGTCTTTATGTCGACGAAGGACGACACTGTACACACGACGCCATTGATCTTGAACTCGAAATCGCTGAAGAATAAGGGCACGAATGGATCGCCGGAAACCCATGTGACCATCGTCCCACTGACGTTGCAGATGCCCGAGCCGGTGGTATAGCACCACTGGAAGAACTCAGTGTCAGCGGACGAGAAGGTTACCGCAGAGCCGTCACTCTCTGTCAGGGTGATCGTGTTCGCATCAATAAACGCCGAGACCCTAAACTTCTTTCGCAGGAAGTAGAGGTTGGTTCCCACCCACGATGCATCGAACGCGGAGCCGTCGATACGCGAGATATTGCCGGTGCTAACGACTGCGCTAGCACGCCCCCGGGCAGCAGAATTGTAGATGATGAGTTCGGTTGGGTTGTTGTTCTTGGCCGACTGGATTGAGTTCCAGTTTCCGTGCCCGTCACTTGATATCCAAGACCCCGTGCCACGACTTGCATCACCGCCGCCGATCTGGATTCCGCCTTTGCCATTGCCGTCGAAGTTAGCTTGCTGGCCGACGCCCAGGTAGTTCCCGGCTCGCGTCACGGAACTGATGCCTGGCTGCAGCGCGCCGATTGCAGACGCGAAGGCCGGCCCGTCGACAGAATTTGAGATGCCGCGAACGAAAGCCGATGCCGTGAAGGTGGATGCCTCACCCTCGGTCGTAAAATATACGACCTGATCGGTGCCGGGATTGGCAGCGTCGATCGCCGCCAGCGGTGGACCGATTACCGCATCTTGCACGTTATTGATGATGTTGGTGAAGGACATCGACTGATAATTGTCGATATCAGCGTCCCACACGAGAACGAAAGTCTTGTCCGGATTGGTGACATCCGGGACTTGGACGAGATCGCTATAGTCGGACTTGATGGCCAGGTCGACGCCGCTGCGAACGGCTTTGATGCCATCGGCAGCCGTCACCATGGCCGGATAGCGAGGGACAACGCGCAGGCGCAATGAAGTGGTGCTCATGTTCTGACAATCCCGTCGATGACCGGCACGAAGCCGACAAGCTCCTGCTCTGTGATGTCTTCGCGTGTAATGGTGAGGCCGATCTCATAGGTTCCTGGCGTCAAGCGGCGCATCTCGTCGGCCGTGAAATGCCATTGGACGATGCCGGTTGCGGTCAGTTCGATATGGCCGTCATCCGTGGAAGCCGATAGGATGCGGCATTGTGTCGAGCGTGAACGAAGTTCCAGCGACACGGAAAGGCCCGTGAGATCGGTCAGGACTTCGCTCGTGTCATCGTCGATTAGCTCGATCGTGCCGAACCAATCCGCGCGGTTCGATACCGGAGCAAAGTTCGCTTCGTACATCGTCAGAGCCTTATGTAAATCGTGAGAGCGCGAGAGGGCTGAATGTTGTTGTGGGCCTGCCCGCCGCCCGTGGGGGCCATAGTTATGCCGGTCGCCGATGTCGTCGTGTTGAGATCACCCGGATTTGAGCCGCCTTGGGCGAATGCACCGACATTGCCGGAACCCAATCCAAAGCCGCGGGCTGTATTCCCCCAATTGTGAGAGTGGCCAGGGTCCGAGAGCCCGTGAGCGTGGCTTGGCATTTCACCGATAGAAAGCGTGTGTGCCGCTTCACCGCCGGCCCACCCGAGGACAGCCCCCGGGATAATGTTGGCCGCAGTGTTGCCCATGACATCCGTGCCGACGATCGCTCTGCCGCGCCAGTCGGGGAGCGTCATCTGCTTATTGGCATTCCAATCGACCAAGGCATTCGCGCCGCGGCCGCCGACAACGACGAGAGACGAATCCGCATTCCAGAGCCATTCGAAGAGCGCTTGAGCATCCGAGTTCGCGCGCTCCGATGCGCCGGAGATGGCGGACCCGATCGTACGGGCGTTGGCGCGCACGAAACCTGTTCGCGTCCCGGCTCCATATCCCATGATCATGTCACCGGTGATCAACACCGCATTCGGATCAACCGGATTGTCACCCCCACCCCCGCCGCCGGTCGCCGGCCCGATGATCGGCAAACCGTCCACATCATAGATGATGACACCCTGCGCCGTCGTCAGGCGCTCACGATAGAAGCCGTCAGCCTCGTCGAAGAATACCGGCGGGAAATAGCCGTTTCCGTCCGTCTGGACTGGATTTGGATGCGCGTTGATCTCCCCAAGGGAATACGACTTGTATACGGTGATCGGCGTCGACGTCCCGCCCTTGTAGAAATATGCCCTGGCGCCGATGAATGGTTTCCCGTTCGCGTCATGGGTCTGCGTGTTGGACTGGTTCCAGAAACCGGCCATCTTTCATTGTCCTTCGATTTGAGGCATTGTCGGCCGCATGCAAACCATCGATCACGATCCGCACGAGCCGAAGATTGACCGGACACCCGGTCCATGGCGCTGGGTGTTCCCTGTCATTTTGGCTGTGATCGGCGTCAATTTGTTCACGGGTCAACTGAGCTGGCCGTCATTCCTTGGCGGAGTGGGTGCGGGCGGTGTTTTGGCAGCTTGGGCAATCGAAATTACCGGCAATAAAGTTCCCGAGTCCTGGAAGTCTAAACCTCGGCGTGACGGCAACTAATTCGACGCCGCAATTCTTCCTGGCGCCGTCGAAGAGAGGTTGTTCAGGATCGCCGTCGCCATTCCACGTTTTGCCGTATCGGACGTCACCTTGCTTGCCGCGACGGTCAGCAGGTTTTGGGCCGCCTGCGGATCGGTTTCCATCAGTCCCCGACCAATGCGCTCGATGACACGCGGCGGCATACCCTTCCCTTCGTTCAGAACCCGCGTCACGGCTTGAATGGCGGCCGTTTTCAGATCGCCGCGGAACAGGTTCGCCAACACGGCCGGATCGAAATTGGCGATATCCGACATGTCCGCGATGTTGTCGGCGGTTCGAGAGCCACCAACAGCCTGATTGAGGGTTTCGAACATCCTCTGCTCGCGACCGACACGATTACCAAGTTGCTGGGCCATGCCCGGAGCCGCGAACGCTTGGAACTCACTCTCGTACTTCGGCGTCATCAGCATGCGCGCCTTATTCGTCGTCGGCGATGCTGCAGCCGCTTCCACGCGCGTGATCAGAGGATCGGCGTAACCTGCTCGGAATGCCTGCTGTCGATCGGGCGCCATCGCATCGAAGCCGGCAATATTGTCGGCAGCACGAGTTCGACCCGAAGCCGCAGCAGTCCCGGCGTCGACAGCATCAATCACGCCGCTGCGTTCGGCATAATTGTTTGCCGCCTGGCGATAGGAAGGCGACGCCTCGGCGAGGGCGTTGTTGATCTGCCGCTGCACCTGCCCCAACGCATTGGCCCGCCAGTTCGCCCCCTGGTTCGTGGCCCGCTGGATCATGTCATCGACGTCCATCTTCGCTCGGAAGAGGGTATTGAAGTCAGTCACTTGCGAATTGCCATCGGAAAGCATGTTCCGGACCCGAACAAGCGCACCCTCGATCGTGTCATAGCCGATGTTGTCGCGTGGGTTCACGACCTGATTGACGCCGGGTGCAAGCGTCTGATCGATCGTATCGAGCACAGGCGTGACATTGACTGCGCCTGCGTCACGGCGGGCGGCGCCATAGAGCTGATCAGCCTCTGAGTCTCGAGCGCCTGTCAACGATGCGGCACGCTGGGCAGCCGTATCGGGTGCTGCGAAGCCTTCAGCAAGCGCATTTGATAAACGCTCTCCCTGCCCAGCCTGCCGGGTCAGCAACTGATTGACGACCTCCTGCCGTGCATCGTTGGGCGTACGAGCGACGGCGGAAAGCATTCGCTGGCCTGCATTGCCCAATGCATCAGCCACAGCATATCCCTGCTGTCCGTCGTCAACCGCGGACTGCATGATGTTGGCAATCTGATCAGGTGTGCGGCCAGCCCGTTCCATCGCGGTCCCCAATGCACGAATAGCCGCCGGCTGCGGATTGAGGCGCGCTGTAATAGGAGCTGCGAGCGATCGCAAAAAGGAGCCGGCACCAGCCGCGACATATGGGACTGCAGCGCCTGTGCCTAGCCCGACGAGCGCACCAATACCGCCACTCTGTAGCCGATTCAGGAATCCACCTTCACCGCTTCCGAACCCTTGAGCGCCACCAAGAGCCGCGCCTTCCCCAGCCCCAACCGCCGCTACGCGCCCAAGGCTCGCGCCTCGCTCGATGGCATTCGCAGTAGCAGACAGACCGCTTTTCGCCAGCCCCACTCCACCGGCTACGCCACCGGTCAACTGACCAGCAAGACGATAGCCGCCGCGGCTCTGCTCGTCCGATGCATTGATGGCACGTTCAGCGGCCAAGGCCTTGTCGTAGTCGGCGTTCTTCGTGTCGGAGGCGAATGGAGCGTTGAGAACACGAGCGATGGCACCGAGCGGATTATATTCACCGGCATAAAGACCACTATTGTAATAGTCGTCGCTCGGCCGCTGAACCGACAGAGGGCCGCTCTTTGCCTGCGCTGCCATTTCGTCGGCGAGGCCGAACGAAAGCGTGTCGGCAAGGCCTCGCCCGAAAGCGTCGACGCGGCCGGCAAGGCTGTCGCGGGTATCGGCAGGCGCACCGGTGATGAGCCGCCCGACGCCGGTATCGGTTTTCCCCGGCACGACACCGCTATTATCCGGCTGTGCTGCAGGCTGACCGACAAGCGTCTTTTCGATCTCGTCGACAGTCGCTTGCTGCTGATCCGGCGACAGCCGTTCAAAGCTATCGTCGACAGTGACGCGGTGGCCGCCGATGTTCAAAACGGTCATTTTTCAATGCTCCACTTCACACCGGAGGAAGTCGTGTTACCCGACGCCGGGGCGACGGATGGCGATTGATAGTCCTCGCCATACATCTGCTTATAGGCACCGGAGAGACGAGCCTTTGCGCCGGCAACATAGTCGCGGATGCGCCCGAGCTGCGCTTTGAGATCTTCCTCGCTCTGTGCCTGGCTTAGAGATGCAAGATTGTTCTGCAACAGCTCATTTTCCTTGTCCGAGATGGCGCCGAGCGCACCCCCGGTTTTGGAGGCGTCACGCATCGCCTGCAGGACGCTGAAGCCGATCTGGGATTTCAGCGTGTTCAAGCGGGCCTGTACGCTTGCGCCCTTGCCGCCGGGAACGTTCGGCAGCAGCCCAGACCAACCCGTTACGCGGCCGAGGTCCGGATCCTTGGAAAGCTCGTTTGCTGCGGCGTCGAGTCGATCGAGGCTAGAAAGCGTGCTTCCGAGCGACGAACCCGCGGCGATCCGGTTGGCCTGCTGTTCGCCCGTATCAGTGCCGACTTTCTTCTGAAACGCCTCGCCCTGAACATCTTTCGCTTGCGTGTCGACAATCTGGCCAGTTTTGTTGTTGCGGGTGATGACGGACGTACCGAGGTCCGTGCTGGTGACACCAGGCGTCGGCACGAATCCGGCCGGCAGTCTCGTTTGCTGGAAGGTGCCATCCTTGGCAAGCTGACCAATGACGGTATTGCCGTTGGCGTCCGTACCGTAGATCGGCGCCAGGCCGTATTCCGTTGCACCAACCATCCCCTCGGGAGGCGCAATCCATTGGCCGCTTTCGGCGTCATAGAAGGCACCCTTCCCGTTGCTGAGCAGTTCCTTTTTCGCGCTACCGAACTTGCCGAGGCTCTGAACTTCCCCGGTCGATGCGTTCGCCCTGGCAAGCGTGCCGTCATCGAGCTTCACGAAAGACCACGGCTGAGCCATCTTACCGGTAAGCACCTGCTGCCAGAGCTGCAATCCGACTTGGCGCGTATAGGGATTGCGCACCATGGCAGCGATCTGGTCGTTTGTGACGTTCTGGCGCGTTGCCGGCTGCGCGGCGGCGATCATGTTCGCTCCGGCGTTTGCGGTCGGCGCGGTTGCGGGCTGAGTTGCTTGCGGAGGAGGATTGACCGGTGCTGACGCTGCGGTCTGGGCAGGCTGCCGATATGCAGTCGTCACCATGGGGTCGACATAACCCGGGTTCGCCGTGACCAGTCCAAGCAACGCGTTCATCTGATCGGGAGTGACCGTGCTAGGGTCGAAATTCGTCGCAGTGGGGACCGCCTGTGGTGCCGGATTGGTGGCTCGCATCTGTGCGGCCGCACCCGGGCCAAGAATGCCGATCGACGGGTCAAGGCTCGCAACCTGCGTCGGCGCGGCCGGAGCGGCCGTCTGCGGCTGAGCATTGGCAAACTGCGTGCTGTAGTAGTTTTGCGTCAGCGCGGCACGTCGCGCGGCCTCGCCGCCGGCCTGATCGTAACCGCGGAACTTCCACGCATTCGCCATGATGTTCGCGGCCTCCTGCGGGCTCTTGGCAGCGTTCAGGCGCTGAACAAGCGTCGGATCTTCCTGAAGGAAGAACTTCGCCTGCGTGGCCGGGGAAATGTTCGACGGGTCTTCGCCCTGCGACTGTGCGAAATTGCGCAGGTTGGCAAGCCGCTCATTGCGCCACGACAGGATGCCGCCTGCGGTTCCCGCTTGGCCGCTCTGCGAGGGATCGGGCCATGCAGCGTTGACGTTCGCAGGCGACCAGCCGCTTTCCGCGCGCCCGGTGGCGGCAACCGCGGCCAAGCCATAGGGGTTCGTCAGACCGCCGCTGCGCACCGTGTCGATGAACTGATTCTGGATATCGTTCGGCGTGCCGGCCGAGACATTTCCCTGCACAGGCGCGGGGTTCGTGGCTGCAATCTGCTGCTGAGCCGCCGGGGCCGGAACGCTCTTGGCACCGAACAACCGACCGAGAAATCCCGGCTGCTGTTGGGGCGCGGCCGTGCCGGTAATCGCCGGAATGACGTTCTGTTCAAAGGCCTTGTTCTGCGCAGCAGTGTCGAGCGCATTGCCGGCCGAATCCTGCAGCGTCTTGAGCCAAGAGGTGTCAGCCGTTGGGAGGGCTGCGATCGGGACGCGGAGATTTGCGATCGCCATTAGAATAGACCTCCAGTGACCGCCTTTGTGCCGAGGCTCAAACCAGTTCCAAGCAATCCGCTCAAGAAGCTGCCCTGCTGCTGGGCTCTCTGTTCCTTGACCTGTGCCAGGTCATTGTTGAGGCCCATCTGCCCCTGAGCAACCGAACTCTCGAGCCCGAGGCGATCGTTGGCCGTGCTCTGATAAAGATTGGCGACGTTTCCAAGCGCTCCGGAGGCACCATTGGCAGCGCTCAGGCCTTGGCCCGACAAACCATTCAGCCGGTCAAGCCAGCTTCCATATTCCTGATCGGCAAGACCGGTCCCATATTTTGACAACGCCGTCAGTGTGTTGCCTGAGTTGAGCATCCCGGCCGCCGATGCGCCGCGCAAAGCCGCCTGCGTGCCCTGGTCGAGCGTGAATTGATAGCCGGGGCTCGTTTGAAATGCGGAAGTGGCCGCCGCGTTACCGTCAGCACCATTCAGCCCGAGCGCATCGGAATACATGCTGGTCGCGCTTTTCCCAGCCGTGAGATACGGATCGTAGTTGCTGACGGCCTGGTCGAGCGCGTTGGCCGACTTCGTCTCACCGGTATTGATGATGCTGTTGCCGGTGTTTTGCAGGTTGTTGAGCAAAACGCCGTTCTGCCCAATCGCCTTCATCGTCGCCTTGCCGATGTTGGCGCCTGTTAGGCTGTCGAGAAAACCCATAATCAGCCTCCTAAGGCAGTAATGCGCTGTTCGGCTTCGCGCAGATGTTCATCGAGGCGCTTCAGATACTGGTACCAGTTCTGATTGACGCGGCCGGTTTGAGGGTCAACGAAACGCTCCGTTGGGACCGGGAGCTGCGGAAGAGGTGCGAGCGCGGTAGCCATCAGTTCGAAACCGGTGTTGCTTGCTGTGAGCCGCCCATGATCGACACATAGACGGGGTCTGAAACGTCGATGCGCCAGACGCGACCGTATCGGCTCGACATGCCCGTACGATTGACCACGACGGGCGTTCGATGCGTTGCGAGCCGGCCGATCTGGCGCTGCAATGGCGTCCCGAACGAATTGCCGCCGTCATCGGACCATGAGATCAGGCAGACAGGATCTGTCTCGATCGGCTCGGAACCCGTCACTAGGCCCTGACCAACGATCATGTCGAAGTCGGCGCGGGGGATGGCGATGCGATCAGGGAAACTTGTGGTCGGTAGCGAAATCACGCTCAAGACAAGCGGATTGCTGCCTTCCTTGTAATAATCCGGGTCGAGCTTCCAAACATCAGCCGTAGTCCGATCGCCGATCATCCACCCGCTGAAGGCCTTGATGGAGCAGACGCCGCGCCAATGGTTATCAAGATAGCTCGCGCGCTCGTGCCAGAAGCCGGTTGCAAGCTCATAGGTCCACGAGAACGACGGGCCGGTCACTGTTGCCCACATATGGCCCGAGGTGACGGCAACTGTGACATCGAGTGTCGATTTGTCCGTGACCGCCTCAATCAGGCGATCGAGATCGGGCGTGGAAATCTTGGTAGGCTGATAACCGCCATCAAGCCGATAGACGCCATTGTCGTCGGCGACGAAGATCAGGCTTGAGAAACCCTCCTCATTGCCGGCAATAGCGAATGTGTCTGCCAAGCCCTTCGAAAACACAGCGGCGCGCGAGAACGGCGAACCCGTGGCATTGCCGGCATTCTGCCAGAACTCCATGCCAGACGGCCCAAAGAGAACGAGCTGTTCGCCGAAACCGATGGCGTTCAAAAGGCCGCCAGGATGGCTTTCCGCCTTCCCGAAGTCCAAGGCGCTGACGGTCGTATCGTTCAGGCCCGAGACGAAATATCGCCCGTCGCGGATCGCAAAGATGAAATACCCGTCAATGAACGTCACGCAGATGGGTTGCGGCAGATCACCGTCAGGATATGCCGTGGGTGGCGCATCGCGTGTTACGACGAAAGCACCTTCTTCGGTCACGCAAACGATATCGGGGACGGGAGCCTTATTATTTCGCGCGAATGTGACACGCTTCGTTCCGGGCAACTCGCCAATATCTGTCACCACGAAGGCACCCGAGACGAGATTGACACGCGTGAGGCGGTCGGCCTGCGCCACGAAGAGATCGCCATTGTAATAGTGAAAGCCGCGGCAACCGTTATGTGTCGTGGTGGCGATCTGCGAAAGTCCCGGTGCGCGGCGACGCGCAAAGCTGTTGCGCGCGCCTTGGTCAAGCGGTTCCGCATAGCAGTTGATCAGCCGGCCGGAGCCTTCGCCCGGGCGCGCGCCTGGCGCCGTGCTTGTTGGGAAAACTATGTCTACCATCAGAAATAATCCACCGGCAGAACGGAACCGGGAACATAGGTTGAGTTCTTGAGCTGCCGCAGGATGTTTTCGGCCGCGGCGTTGGAGGCCTCATTGCGTGGCTGCCCAAAGCTCGGCGCCGCCTCATTTGCAAGGATCGTCGCCAACGGATTGATGAACACGTCGTCAAACTCGTCGGGATCATTCGCGCCGTAAATCTGCCGCTGGCTCAGTTCGGCAAGCTTGCCGTCAATGATGCCCTCGATGTCCTCGACGTTCTCGGGCGCTGGGTTCTGCCCTACCCCGCCATCCGCCTGCAGCAGCTTGAGCGTGGCAAGAATCAGGTCTTGTCTCGTCTTCATCTCGCCACGCTCCGTTTTAGATTATGCGGCCACGTATTCGGCTTTGTCTTCGGCAGACAGGGCGTTGAATGCGTCGGCTTCTTCCTTAGTAAGGGGTGCCTTGACAACGTCAGCACCCTTCATGATGGCAAAGGTGCCATCTTCCTGCTCAGAGGCGAGCAGAACCGCCGGCTTGGGCGCCGTCAGCGTCTTCAGCAGCTCTTTCGGGATATCCTTCTCGGACACCTCGAAATGCTTGTTGGTGCGAAGCTTGCCCAGGAGGAAGGTCTCGCTGTCGCTGTCGATCTTCTCGACCTTGCCGTCAAAGAAGGTATGGCCGCCCATCTCAACGACTTTGTCGTCACCCTTTGGCGCCCGGTAGGTTACGGAAATCTTCGCCATGTTCCGTCACCTCACTTCATGAAGCCGGTGAGGTAGCACGTCGCCGTGCCATCGGCAGCGGTCGCGGAACCTGTCTGGAACTTCAGTGCGATACTCGTTTCGACCGTGAACTCGTAATAGAGGCCAGCCGCCGCAAGCGTCGTGGTGGAACCGCCGGCCTGACCGATGGTGGACGCTGCGACGAAGCGGGAATCGTTGCCGGCGTCACCGAGGGACACAGACACCGTCGGCGTGCCGTTGGTGTCGATGTCCGTCAGCGCGAGATAGACGCCGGTTACGACAAAGCCTTTCGGCACCTTCATAAGCTGCACGGTGTTGCCTGTGGCTTCATCGGCAGCGACGATAGCGATAACGCCACCAAGCGTCTTCACGGTGCGCGCAAAGCCCTGATTGCCAACCTGAGGCTGGCGGTATGCGATACGATCAGCCATTAGCCGATCTCCTTTATCGTTGGATGGAAGGGAGAGGAGCCGAACTATGCCGGCTCCAATGGCTTAGGCGTTCGCAACGCCGGAAACGAAACCGGTGACCATGCCCCAATCGACCAGCGTCCCGACCGTGGCGCCGGAACCGGCATCGAGCGGAGCCTTGGCGATCTTGCCGGTACCGTACTGCGCTTCGATGCCCATGCCGGTCACGAAATCGTAGTCTCCGTCTTCAAGCTGGGTCGGCCGCGGCATCTGGCCCATGGCATAGGCCAGTGCGCCCTGACCGCAGAGGAACACCGGCTCGACGTCGATCGAGGAAGCACCGACGCCCTTCAGAAGGAGGCGCTGAGTGATTTCCGGGATCTCCTTGTAGATGACGCCGTCGTAGACAAGGCCGCCGCCGGTGAAGATCGGATTGCTCTTCGTCGGATTGCTTTCGCGTTCGCGGGCGTCGCGGTTCGCCTGGTACATGACCGGGTCAGCCTTGAGGTCTCGGAACGCACGGGAGCCAAGGAAGCAGACGTACCATTCCTGATCGGTGTCTTCGATCATCCACGGGTTGATCTTTGGCCGGCCGTTATAGACGCCCGGGTTATTCGGATCGACGCCGGTCTGCTTAGCCTGATCCTTCATGAGCGAGCCCACAGCAGCCGTCATCTTGTCGTTGGTGGAGTCGACGTTGGCGACAGCGGTTGCGAAGGTGGTCGAGTAGTTGGCAATGGCCGAACCGAAGACGACGCGGTCATAGTTCGCGGTCACCCACGCATTCTTGTTGGCCGCAGTCGCCAGAGACCACTTGATACCGTTCACACGGTTGCCCGGAGAGCTGAAGCGGTTGGCCTGGATCGTGGAGCTCGGGATGGAGAGCAGAGCGTCGACAAGGTCATCACGAACAATGCGTTTCGACCAGCCGCGAAGAAGGCTGCGAGCCGTCGAACGAACGCTGAAGGACGATTCCTTGTTCTGCGCGCGATTGTTGGCCACGGCATTACGTGCCCAATCAGCCCAGAGCGGCATGCCGTAGCTGTCGATCTGCTCTTCGTTGCCGCGCAACGTGCCACCGCCGACGCCATCGCCGGAGAGCTGGGTGACGAGAGGAACGCGGATTTCCTTGCCGTCTGCTTCCAGATCGGCCATGCGGACGATAATGGAAGTGCTGTCGTTGCCCATGTAGGGATCGAACCGGGAGGACCGCAGGAAGTCATAGGCGACATCGGTGCGGAACTTGACGAGTTCGTTATTCGGGTGGTTCTGTGTGAGTGCCATTAGGCTCGCTCCAAGGATAGATCCCGGTCGCAGTTATCGCTTTCGGGAAGTGGTCGATGCGAACAGCGCCTGGTCGCTCGTATCCTCGCCACCACCGGATGGCGAATTCCCACCGGATGGAAGAGAGCTGAGCGAGGGCGGCAGTTCAGTGCGGGGCGCTGACCGACTGGTATTGGACGTTGCGGCTGCACGAGCACGCTCCATGGCCTGAGCCAGGAACGTGGGATCGTTCATGCGCTTTTCGAGTTCGGCATTGAGCCATGCTTCGGGATCGCCGCCCACGCGGGCAAGCGTCTCTTGCTGCTGATGCCATTTTACCAGATTTTCGAACGGGTTGCCGGAAGCCGTGATCTGCTGATGCAGAGCGGCGCCCTGCGGCGTATTGAACAAAGCTTCGGCGGCCTTCTTGGCTGCTTCGACCTTCTCAGCGCCGTGTGCCGTGATTGCACGCGATTCCCAGAGCTCTTCCCGCATCTGCTGGATTTCGCTTTGGAATGGCGACATCTGCGACTTGAGGAAGGCATCCGGATCATCCCAGAGGGTGACAGGCTGCTTTTCCTGCTGTTGCGGCTGCTGCACTTGGCGGGAGGCTGTGACCATGCCGCGAAGCTCGGCAATCTCACGGCGCAATGCCTCAGCTTCCTGCTGAGCGGCCTGGCGCTTTTCCCGCTCTTCCTGAACGGCTTTTACCGGGACGCCATTCGGCGCCGGCGGTTCGGTCGTTACAGGTTGCTGCGTGGTGGTGTCAGCGGTTGCGCCTTTGTCGGGCTGCTTGGCTGAAAACCGGCCATCGTCGCTCCGCGGCTGAGTTGCCTGCGTCGTCTGTGGCTGTTCAACAACTGGTGTCGGTGTATCCGCTGCCGCTGGCGAGGTTGCGCCAGAGATAACGGAGTCAAATACGTCCATATCCGATTGATCGGTCATTTCGAGATGTCTCCATGTCGTGGGAGGTTTCACGGATCGCCCATGAGCCCGGCGGCGGCTGATCGCCCATGAAGTCGGCGGCACTCTGCCAGTTGCGGACTGGCGGCCGAAATCGCCCTTTGAGGATGGCGACTCCTACGTGAGGTTCGATTGAGCCTGCTGCCGCGTCCGCGCTGCCTCGTTGGCGGCTTGGATCGGCTTCAGTTGAGCCTCGACATCTGATTTGCGCGCATCGGCCATGGTCCTGGCCGTCTGCGCATTGGTATTCCGTATCTCCGCAACGCTGCGCACCACATCAAGATCGCTTGGCGCGCCGGGTTGCTTCGGGTTGTTGGCTTCCGCAAGTGCCTTTTGCGCCTGCGCATGCTTCAACACGGCGTTCGCCTGCGTGACCTGCAATTGCGCCTGTGCTTCCGCTGCCTGCAATGGGTTTGGCTGTGCGGCCTGCTGTTTGGCATTGTCGATCATGCTCAAGACTCGCTGCTTGACCGAGCCTACCAGCGGCGAAAGCTCGATCAGCACTTCCGGCGGAACCGGTTGACCGCTGCGCGCCATGGCCGTCAGCGTGTCGTAGGCGTCGCCCTGCATGTTGATCTCGTCCGGGCCTTCATCGATGATAATGTCAACGTCGAGTGAGCCCAGAGCGTTGACCAGCGTCGGCATCCGCGTGACCGGATCGATCGAGAGCTTATTGATGGCGAAAAACTGCGCCATCTTCTGATCGTCGGTGACACGAATCCAGCGCTCAGATGTCCAATGCTCCTGAACGGCACACCAGATGGCGCGATAGACGCGGATCTTGAAGCCACGGAAGGCGAGCATATACGGACCGAGTTCGGCAATGCCGGCCTGTTGCTGGAGCTGAATGGCGCGGCCTGACATATCCTGCACGCCCTGCCCGATCAGCGCCGGGTTGAAGCCGTAATTCTCGATCTCGTTCTTGGCGTCCTCGAGGAATGCGAGATGGCCTTGCAGCTCCTGCCCGCGTGCGGCGTCATCAAATGTCGGCGGCGTGGTGCCGGGTGCAACCTCGATCACGCCGTCAGGTCGGACCGCTTCACGCCTTACCTGCTCAACGTCATCGACAGAGCCTCGCTCGACAATGACGCGACGGGAATTCAGCGTGTGCAGAGCCTTGGAACGACGCTGGTTAACTTCGTCCTGGCTGGAGCGCATATTGCGCACGAAGCCGTAGCGATCGCCGTCCTGATCGATATTGGCAGAGTACATGACGTACTTGCACATCGACCTGCCCTTCTCATCCTTGAGATAGGACTTGCCCTCGCGCAAAATCAGCGTGCCGGTATAGATGCACCAATACCATTCGCCGTTTTTCAGATACCAGTGGTCGACAATGCGAATGCGCCGCGTGCCGTCGCCGCCGGTCACCCACTTAATATCGCTATCCGGGTTGCTCGTCAGCTCCGCGCCCGTTTCGGTCGACGCCCGAATCTCATCGGCCTTATCCGGGAAAAGCTCGATTGCAGCGTCAATGTCCGACCATTTGCCGATGCCCATATATCGAGCGTCAGAGAAATCAGGCTTCAGCGACCGGGGGTCATAGAAGAACGAAGACGGGTCGACCGGCTCAAGCCCAATGTCGATATCGCCGGTATCCCCTTGGGTGAGGATGATCTCAACTCCACCAAGACCATCAACCGCGCCGAATGATCCGCAGATCGGAGATTTCGTGCTCCAATTCTGCTCATCACAGACATAGCGCAGGACTGCCGTTGCGATCTCGGCGCCGTCCTCATTGTTCGGCGTGCGCGGGAAGGCGCGAGGATCTTGCTTCTGGCGCTCCAGCAGGCCGATCAGCGCATTGATCTTGCGGCCGATGCGATTGTAGGTGACGACCGGCTGCTTGCGCTTGTTGAGGGCCTTGATTTGCTCTTTGGTGTACTGGACACCGTGATAATAGCGGCGCGAGTTCTGCTGCTCGCGGATCTCGAGATCCTTCACCGTCAGATAGTCGAGATACTGGCGCTTCAGAACGCCATGGTTCGCCATCTGCTCGGGCGCGACGGGATCGTCATAGCTGACCTGCGACGTCGTAGACGCTGCATAAGATGTTTGAACCATCAGTAAGTTACCCAATCGCCAGCATTGGCATTGTCGGAGCGCGGTTTGTAATCTTGGCGAGCTGCTGCGTCTGCATTCTTCGGCTTCGCAGGCGTCCACATCTTATCGAGGAGCTGACCGACGAGGCCGGCGGCGTCGACTTGGTCGTCATGCACGCCAGCCGGGAATGTCAGCAGCTCTCGAATGAACTCGGCACGGAACGGCGCATCGGTCGCGATGTACAATCCATCCATCGCCATACGACCGCGTATCGATTGTGCGCGCACTGCCTTGTCACCGCGCGTCGGGAACGATTCACGATAAACGAAGGCCTTGCGCTCACGCTGGCGTCGCATCAAATGCGGGCCAACGCCGGATTTGATCTGACCGGTTTCCTCCGCCCATCCGATCGGCTTCCATTTCAAGACAAGATCGCAGAAACTTTCGATCCACACCTCAGACGATGTTTGACCGCGCCACAGGTCGAGCAGGTAAATGCGGCCATCCGCATCAATCCCGATGACGATATGCACGGTCCAGTCGCCGCCGTTGCTGGTGACGGCATAATCCGACGCGCCGTAGACATTCAGGCTTGTGCGCGGCGGCAGCTTTTCAACTGGCCTGATCCACTCAGCCTTGAAGTAATCGCCTTCATCTGGCGCCGGTCGCTGCTGGTAGAGCGCTGACCATGTGCGCGGGTTGCGTTCGAACTGCGCCCAATGGCGACGGTCGAACCATTCCGGCCAGAGGTATTCGCCCGGCTGCCTGCCGAGGGGATCGTCTGCGCGCTCTGCTTTCGCCGGCAAACAGATGACTTCCCATTCCTGGCCATCGCGGCACATGATGACGCCGCTCTCGCCTGCATATCCTTCCGGCAAGATCGAGCCGGCAAGGTCTGCCTCATGCCAACGCGTTTGAATGAGGATGACTGAACCGCCTGGCAATAGGCGTGTTTTCAGATCGTCCTCATACGCATCAAGCGTCGATTTGCGAACCGCTTCCGAGTCCGCGTCCTGCCTGCCCTTGATCGGGTCATCGATGACGACCAGATTGGCGCGGTTGCCGGTGATGCCAGACAAAATGCCGCCCGACATGTATTCGCTGCCATTGGCGAGCGACCATTCGTCGGCGGCGCTTACCTCAGTCGAGAGCGTCGTGTTGAACAGATTGCTGAAAGCTCTCTGTCTTACGACCGATCGAGTCCGGCGTCCCATCTTGCGGGCAAGGTCAGAACCGTAGCTCGCTGCGATGACGCGATAACCGGGCCGGCTGCCCAATGCATAACTTGGTACGACGACAGAGCCGTATGTGCTCTTTGCAGATCCTGGCGGCATGAAGATCATGAGCCGCCCGTATGGCGTCGAGATGCAACGCTCTGCCGCATTCAGGATCAGTTCGTGATGATCAGCCAGCGATGTTTCGACCGGCAGGAAATTCTCTGTGTCTTCATCTTGTACAGCGGGTGCGCCAGGAACTTCGATATAGCGCGCGTAGCCTGTAAGCGTCTCTCTTGCCTTACGCCGCCGCAGAAGCTCACTTGCTGCCTGCTGTGGCGATATTTGCGAGTTCGTCATCGCTTAGATCGCTGGCCGTGATTTTGTGGTTGTGCTCAAGAGGGCCGCCATCCTTACCTGTGACCTGATGGCTCTGCATGGGACGGCCATAGGCGCGATCCAGAAGGGCGTTGGCGGCAGACACACGGGCTGATTCGCTTTCTCCACTCTTTGCAATCTTTGCCAGCGTATTCAGCGCATCAACGGCATGAACTTTCGCCATCTGCGCTATGTCCTTCTTCGCCTGGCTCACGCCACCAGACTTACGGCCGGCGCCCTCGCGTTTACCGCCGCGCTGGCCCATTTTGATTTCCTTTGATTTTATGAATGTTATTCAAAGAAATGCAGATGCAACTGGTGCCCGAGACAGACTCATGCCAGTTCTGATAGCGAAGCACTATTATGGCGGGGATATTGATGTCTGCATGGCTAGCCGTTTGCATCAGCGCATTTTCTTTCATTTTGGCGTTGACATCGCTGATCGTGACATACCGTCAGAAGCGCCAACAAGATCGCCTTTCGGCCAGAAAGACGCTTAGCGACAATATCGACTCTTTGATTGATATCTCTATTGAATCCTCCAAGCTGCCGTTTGGAAAAGATTCAACAAATGAAGCCATATCGCTAAGGCGCAGCTTGGCAACGAGGCGACGGTTTCTGGTCAAGCATGCGATGGTGCTGGCTAAGGAGATACCCGAACTTTGCAACGATGTTGACTACAACGTCATTGCATCGGCGTATGACCAGACGTACGCCTTTGAAGCAAGCGAAGCGGCATGGCTTAGATGCATTGAACTATCAAGCGATCCATCAGCTCGAGCAATGAACCGAAGGGGCATTGCCCGATTTTATTTTGGACAGGGTCGGTTCGAAGATGGCCGCCGCCAGTATCAACTGTCATTGGAAGATGTTGAGGGCGATTCCGATGCTTCCAGAAGACTAAGGGCAGATACACATGCAATGTGGTCAGCCACTGAACTCGATTTCGGTTTTATCGAAGAAGCCAAACGGCGCCGGCACCTTGCGGAATCCGAGAGCAACCGCATCGCGGGAAAAAAGAGCCGCGAGGACATGCTGAACTTCATTCACAGTATCGTCTTCGAAGACATCGCCGACAAGAACGCATGAAACTGTGACCTTCCCGCCGGTCTGAGCGGCTGCTTGAAATGCATTGATTGTCGTTCGAAGTTCGGCCACTCTCATGCCGCGCATTTCTGACGACGATGCGAAGGAATTCCGCAAAAATAGGACAAAGCAAAGCCACGATAGGGGCAATTCCCTATCAACATAGGTGCATTGATGAAGCTCGCACACATCCTCGTCGCTGTAGCTGTTGGCATCGCGACTATAACCAGTTGGGCCACAGGGACCTCAGCAGAGGCGGCTACCGCCCAAAGTGTCTCGAACTTGGCTGCCAAGGGACATTCAATAATAAGGTCTGTCTACAGAGTCGTTTGCCCCAGCGGCTTTGGCACCGGGTTCTTCCATAAGAGTGGCAAAATCCTCACCGCATATCATGTAGTTCAGAACTGTCCCAATCCCATGGCGCAAGGCTTTGATGGGCACGTGATTTCGTTGGTAGTTCAGGCCGCTGACGAGGGTCTCGACATAGCGTTACTAAGCCCAATGATGCCCGTCGACGCACCAGCACTTCCCATTGAGAATGATGACCATCTCGAAGTCGGCACCCAGGTCGCCACGTGGGGGTTCCCGGCGGGGTATCCGGGCGAGATACCATTGCTTAGCGTTGGATATCTCTCCGGACAGATTGTATTCCAAAATCAGCAAGGGTCGAATGTCGACCAGTGGGTTGTCAACGCAGCGTTCAACTCCGGCAACTCCGGAGGGCCCCTTATCGATATCGACACCGGCGCCGTCATAGGAATTGTCGACAGTAAGTTAGCTCCAATTTCCCCTCAGGCCGCAAGTGCCATCGCCGCACTGGAGGCAAACCCCAGCGGCCTTATCTATTCTGGCATGGGGCCAGATGGCAAACCTATTAACGCATCCGAGGCTCAGGTTGTCGCCATAGTGTTAGACGAGCTTAGAAAGCAAACGCAGCTTGTAATTGGCATGGCAATCCGCGCGCAAGATATTCGATCTTTCTTAATGGCGCAAAAGATCGATCCATAACAGCGCTTTGCGCGAATTTGACTATTTCGCTTCAAACTGCCTTTGGAAAGTCGTAAGAGCGTCGCGATTTTCATTGCTCATTTTCACGCCCTGATCGCTTTTCTTTAGCATCTCTTCGAAGAAGGTAGGTTCGGTATATCTCCCCCAATTAACGTTAGGAGGCAGCTTCGGCCCGCCATTCGGGGTACTTGGATTTTGTGACGACTGACCAGCCGCTTCTAGCTTGTTGAGTCGCTCATTCGCAATCTTTAATGCTTCGCTGGTCTGCCTGAGAGTTTCGTTGGCTTGGATATTGTCATCCGCCAGCTTCTTGACTTGGGACGTGAGGTCAGCAGTCTCGGTGCGACGAGTGTATTTTAGGCCGCTGTCCGACCATTCAAAATTCGATACCGATGGAAGAAGCAGAAGTGCAGCACCGGCGGCCAACACCATGGCATGCCCAGAGGAAACTTCCTTCTCGTTAAAGATCAGATAAAGCGTAATTCCGACGATGATTACGCCAGCCACTAAGGCGATATTGTCAGCCGTGAGAATGCCCATCGCTACCATCCCCCAAAGTTGTGGAATTAAACAATGCCTCAACGATAGGAAAAGTAAACTGGTGGAAGAGCTGGCTTTACATCCGCTGAACCGCGGCATTTTCATCAGGCATCATCCACTCGCGCAAATCGCCGGAGTTATCGATTTGCCCGTGTGTTTTGCCGTTTCGTGGGCCACTTGTAAATCGATGCCGGCTGGCCAGATTATTCCGCTCTGGCGAATACCGGCATCAATTATTTGCAAGGATTTAACAATCCAGCGCTGAACTGTTCGTTTAACCCAGGCCTTTTTCTTCGGATTTCGGCGATTGCGGTTGTTCAAATACCTCGTCCAATCCCAACCACGCGCTTTGACTGCGGCATAGGCAAGCAGAACCTGCCGCGCTTCGTCATCAAAAATGAAGCGGCGCACCCAATCGAACGCTTCCTCCATACGGCTGACGCGTTCCCTGCTGCATTTGGCGCGACGTTCAGTCTTTCGACGCTCAGCCTTTTCGTCCTCTCTCGTTCGGGCGCCGCCAGTTTCGGTCACATCCTCTCGCGCTCGGGCGAAATTCTCGGCCGACGTATGGATGTATTCCGGCATGCTACTCCCGAATGCCTTCGGCCCCACCCTGACCGGCAGAGCGATATCCGTCTCCATCGCCTCGATGAGGCGCTCCAAAATCATTCCCTGCACCGCGGTCATTGCCATGTTCTTGGTCATGCTGCTTCGTCCTTCCTGAGAATTGTCTGCGCAATGAGGAGAGTGAATGCTGTGGTGGTTTTTGCGATGCGGGCGTTTGGCCCAATAGCGAGTCGCTGAGCGCGCTTCTTGATGTCGGCAAGGTCTACGGCGGAAAATGCCTTGATCGCATCTGACGGCGCGCTGTGCGGCGAATGGGCGGCAAGAAAGCACCACGTCGACCAGATCGATGCATCATCGAAGCATGTCGGGTTGCTGGCCTGGATGCAGCGAATCACCAGACCGGTGCGGGTGACGTCTTTGCGCAAAAGCCGCGCGACCTGGCGACCGCCGTAAATGACATTTGCCGGCCGTGGATCTCGCTTGAGGTGATAGGGCAGCACACGGACACCATAGCCCTCAAGGAACCTATGAATGTTGATGCCATTTGGTGATCGGTTCAACGCTCACCCCGCGCAGCTTTCTCGGCAAGATACACAGCCGGGTCGATACGTTTGACTTCGGACGCCGGTCCGAACGTGCCGAGCCGGTGATCACGGTAAGTCCGCTCGCCGGCCGGATCAAACTTTGCTGCGGCGACCGATCGAACCCAGCCAGGCGCCTTTGCGGCGTTGACCTTCATCCGGTGTTCCTGCTTGGCGGTCATCCGCTCCTGGCGCTTCTTTTCCTTCCGGCGCGCCTTTTTGGATTTTCCCGGTTCCGGCTTGCCCCAAAGAACCTTCTTGTTGCTGCGGTGACGATCGGGAATATCGGCGGCTTGGGTATCGAGCCGATCAAGCGCCTTCCAGGCCGCAGCATTGGTGTCAAATGGGCCTTCGACGACATTGCCGCGCTGATCGGTAAGCTCGTACTGACCGTCATCGTTTCTCGTCACGTTGAGGATCTGGGTCATTGCCGCTTCTCCGGAACGCTTTCGCGAAGCAGGTTGAAAACACGTTCGGTTACGAACATGGTGCCGCGGCGGATCGCTACCGTTTGGTCGTCAACTATGACGTCCGGTTCTTTGCCGAGGGGATCGCTGATGATCGTGCCGGGCTCGACCTGGCACACGCGAAATCCCGTGAAGGACGATAGATCGACAAAGCCCGTCATCTAGATCCTCCCTCGATCCACCAGACGGACCGATCAAATGCGGGCCACGTTCTTCTGATTGGGCGGCAAGCTGAACGGATGGCCTGCGCCTGTGGCGAGAAATAATACGCTCGATGCCACAGCCGAAATCGAATCTTGAGTATTTCGAAGATGGTCATCGGATTTTCCTCCCCGGAACAAACCCCACGACCGCCGGTTTTGATTTCGAAGGATCACTGTCATGCCACGCCAATGGTGGGATCACCCGGTAACGATTGAAACCGCTCACCTCGGGCGCTTTGTCACGATCAACAGTACCGAACGCGCGGCTGAGTTCCTGTTGAATGAATGGCCCGGCGACGTCGAGGCTAAAGCCTATATCGCCGCAGCTCAGATTCTTATCAACGCCCACGAAGGGAGAGCAACGACTGATCAAGCTCGTGAAGCCTTCATCACCGCGGCTCGGGAAGCGGGGATTTTTGTTTTCAAGGGGTGAGGTCATGCCGCACCGCCCTTGCGTTGTTGCTCGACGAGACGTGGAATTGCGGCCGTGCGCCATGCGCTCACAAAGAGCGTAATTGCCTCATCGACATCGGCCTGAGGCGCTTCATTGTTCAGAAGATCGGACACCATCTGTGCGCCGATCAGGAAAGCAAGCGAGTTGCCAGCCTGTAATCCTTCGTTGACGAAGGTGTCGGCGATCTTATCGATGAGCGCTCGACGGCGATGGTATGGAAAGACAATCGTCCTCATGCGAGTTCAACCTCCGCTTCATGTCGCCAATCGTCGATGTCGCACTGGAAAAGGGCATGGCGCATCAATCTGTGAAGCGCTTGTTCAAGAAACCGGCTGGGAACGCCCTTGCTGATGAGGAACGCAACACCGTCTTCGGTGCTCGGTGGAGGATCGAAAGGATGGTCGATGCTCCCCTCTCGTGCGTGTACGTGTGTATACGTACCCTCTCTTCCTTCAGAGCAAGAGCCTCTACGGGATTCTTCTACGGTATTGGGTAACGTTTCGTTCCCAACGGGGGTAACGTTTCGTTCCTCTAAGACGATTTTCGGGGGTAACGTTTCTTTCCCCCCACTGCGCTTCCGCTCCCGTCGTTTCCGGTCCCGCTGTTCAGCCGCGAGACTTTCACGAGCAATCCGCAGATGATCATCGATGAGCTGCTTACGAGCGTTCACAAGACGGTACATAACAGCACCGCCTTCAGTCACATAAAGCTTCTCCAGGTACCCGAGCCGGGTCAGAGTATCTTTGGCACGACGAATGGCGGGCTTACTCAGGCCCGTGCGCAACATCAGCTCTGGCAGGGGACAAAATGCCTTTGGATCGGCTTTACTGGCGAAATTGAGATAGGCTCTGATGACGGCGAGACACCCGCCCTTTGCCATTGGATCGGCTTGGACGGTGTCGGCGAATTCGAATTTCCACGTCGCGCTGCTCGTATCTTTGATTTCGTTCTCTGACATTGCCGCCCTCAGAACGGAATCTGATCGTTGAGTTCAGGAAGCTGTTCCTGTCGTCCGCGATCCGACTGCTTGCGACCGCCACCGTGGGGACGGACTGTGCGGCTGGAGACGAGGGAATCGGCAACGATTTGAAGCTGCTCGCGCTTCTCTCCGTCGTTCGTGGTCCATGTGCTGCGCTGAACGCGGCCCGAAGCGCTGACCATGTCGCCCTTTTGGAGGCGCAGGAGATCTTCGGCGACACGACCGAATGCGAGAATGCTGATCCAGAGCGGTGGAGCATCCTGCTCGCCAACGGCAACAGCCATGGAGGCGGCTGCCATCGGCTTTCCTGATTGGGTGGAGATGGACCGGGGATCTTGTCCGAGGCGGCCATAGGCGGCAGCTTGCATCATACTGAAGCCTCCTGACTCCGATAGCCGGTATCGGCCATCCACCGCATTAGGCCGAGGGGCATTTGTTTCCCCGCGGGCCAGTTGTCGGCGCACCACCGCATGACCTCATCGTAGGTTCGCGCGGTGAAACTATTCTTGGGGTCCCTAAGGCGAGCAAAGAAGTTCGGATCGTTCTTCACCCGGCGCGAGACTGTAGAAACAGCGCAATTATTCGCTTTCGCAAACGCTGCTGCGGTTTCGAGAAGGTTTTTGCGGAGTTCGTTTTCCATAGATCATTAAGTATATGGATAAATCCATTTTTTGGAAGTTCTATTTTATGGATGCAACAGAATTGTTTTGAAGATTGGAATATGGATAGTACCTACCATGGAAAACATTCTCGCAAATCGCATCAAAAGCCGCCTCAAGGCGCTGAACATGAATGCCACTCAAGCGGCGCTGCTCTCCGATCTCGGAAAGACAGCGGTGCGTGACATAATTGCTGGCAAATCGAAAAGCCCGACAGTCGCGACCTTGGGTAGGCTCGCGACGACGCTAAAATGCTCTGTTTCTTATCTCCTTGGAGATGTTGAAACCCCTGAGCTTTTGAGCCCGACCAATGAGCAAATCAAAGATATCCAGTTTGCTAATGTTCAATGGGTGCTGCGAGCGGGGATTTTTCAGAAGAACGCAGCGAAACAGAAGTTTCACGGTCAATATCTCCTTTATAGCCATCCTAGCGCGCCAGAACACACTCTTTTTCTGACGCGTATGGGGGACAACAGTATGGCTAGCGTCGGGATTCTGGAGGGTGACATTATCACGGCCGCTGTTCCTTATGACGATAGGGAAATGAGCCTGCATGGCAGATTGCTCGTAGTCATCCGAACCGTACCCCATCTGGACCTTGACGAAATATCTCTGCGAGAAGGCGTGGCGACGCCTGAAGGGCTGAGCCTTGTAACGCGACCCATCGATGACGAGTCAGACGTCATTCGCGTTGATAGGTCGATTGAGGCTCGCGGAACTTACAATTTGTTCATGTCCGATGATGAGCAGGGCGTAAGTGTCCATGGTTTTGTCATACGAGTAACTCGCGACATTCCGGAATTCTGATAAATCCATACTTTTCTGTTGACGATGGATTAATCCATAAAATAGAATGCATTTTCATCAACCCGATGGAGTGCACATGAATTCCCTCACCCGCATGTCCGCACCAGTAACGATGTCCAGTCAGGACATCGCCGACCTGCTTGAAAAGCGCCACGATAAGGTAAAGCAGTCGATCGAACGGCTTGCTGAACGTGGCGTCATCCAACATCCCCCAATGGGGGAAGTTAAAAACCACCTGGGCCAGACGGTCGAGGTCTACCGGATCGGAAAGCGCGACAGCTATGTGATCGTCGCTCAGCTCTCGCCCGAGTTCACGGCTCGCCTTGTCGATCGCTGGCAAGAGCTTGAGCAGGCTGCTACCTCCCCTCGCATTCTGACCACGACCGAGACGTTGATCCAGATGCTGCAGCTTCAGGCCGAGGTCGAGCGCCGGCAGGAGCAGCAAGCGAAAGCTATCACAGCGATTGACGCCCGCGTCGAGCGTGTCGAGACAGCGCAAACGGTTCTCAGCGCTCGGCCAGCCAATTCCGAAAGCATCGTCCACATCCGCACGCGCATATGGCGGCTCTACGGCCTGTCGGACGCAACGATCGATGCTGTCATGCGACAATCGCTCTACGCGCCAAAACCCGCCGGCTTGGTTCGTAATGACCGTGCAGAGGCCGATGGCGCCACATATGCGGTTTATTGGCAGAAGGACGTCACCAAGGCGTTCGAGCGATTCATTTCCGAGTGCAAACAGGTGAGCGAGAAATACTTCACACACCCGTTTATCGAGGGCCGCTTCAAGATGGTCCTGAAACATTGATGCAGCGCCGCGGCTGATCCGCGGCATCATTTCAAAATTGGAGAAACACCATGAAACCGACGATTCAGACGGCCGGCGAAGCTATGCCTTGCACACGCCGATCATTTCTTGCCGCATTGCCGGGGTTGGCGGCCGCGTCCGCCGTTCCGGTGGCATTCACTCACCATCCTGCTGAGGCGCCAGAGCCGGTAACGACGGCACGCGAGCGGGTCGAATACCATTTCGATCAACTGCGTGCTGCTCTCGCGGAAGTAACGGGTAAAGAGGTCAGAGGGAAGATCGCTTGGGATCTCGAATTCTGTTTTGTTAGCAGCCGTATCCAGGAGAGTGCCGAGTCATGAAGCGCTCAGATCATCTCCCATCCATCAACCCCGGCATACTTTCGTTCACCGCACTGCGCGACGGAAAGGCCCTTCCGAAGGCCAAGAAAGGCCAGCACAATCGCTGCTTCTGGAATGTTTCCGGAACCGGTGACTACGCCGTCGACTGCATGATCGGTGAACGCCTTGCGCTCGAATACCTCCAATACGAGGAAGACGACGTTGGCGGAAGTGGTTGCCTCAATCTCATCGTCAACGACATGCCCCGCCCCCTTACCGGCGTCGAGCATGGGTTTCTCACGATGGTTGCCCTTCAGGCGAGGGCCGGTCGTGGTCGGGCTCGTCAAATCTTCGCCTATTGGGAGAAATGCTTGAAGGAGATCGTCGATGCCTAAACCTTCCAAGCCCACACACACCAAGATCGAATTCGAAGACGCCCTCGGCGCCGCCAGAAGCTATCTTCACGCAATCAAGATGGCTGCCGAATCCCTTACCGACAACCGCGAAAACTGCGCTTTCCAGATCCTGGCAGAAGCTGCCGATAAGGAAATCATCAACGCGCAGAACCTCGTCGACACTCTTCCGGAGAACCTATGATGGCCCGCAACATTGAAATTCTCGATAAGTTTGGCGAGCTTCGCCGTGTCCTTGGCCTGCTCAATATGGCGGCCCGATCTCTCAGCATGAAACATGAGCGGGACCCGCTCGATCACGGAACCATGCACGCCTTCGACCTGCTTGTGGAGATCGAAGCGATGGCCGACCAGGGGGAGAGCGAGGACGCCAAACCTGTGGATAATGGGGAGAAGTGACCGGTGAGTCCGCTGGACGATATCGTTGTCGGCGACGACGAGCCGGTCACCCTTGTTCAGGCTTGCCAACTGTTCTTCGGTGGCAGGTTGACGAAATCCGCTCTTCGAACAGAAGCGCGCAAAGGCAATCTGGAAATCCTTCAGATCGCCGGAAAGGATTTCGTCACCCGCAACGCCATCGAGAGGATGAAACAGAAATGTCTCAAAAAAAGCGACCTGCCCGGCTCTGGCTCAGGCCAGACACTGGCACCTGGTTTATCAAAGACGGAAGCAAGCGTATCCCCACGGAATGCCGCGAGGATGAGGTTGCAGCAGCTCAGGAGCGGCTCGCAAACTATATCGCCAGCAAATACCAGCCCCAGCGCAGCAGTCGTTCCGCTGAAGTCACGATAGCGGATATCGTGATTGTCTATTCCGAGGAGAAGGCCCAGCAAACTGCGCGGCCAAAGGAGACGCTGGCGATGCTCGATCGCGTCAACGACTTCTTTGGCGACATGTTGCTGACCGAAATCAAGGGGCAGACGTGCCGGGACTATGCGGCCGATCGGGGAAATCTTGGCGGTGCCCGCCGGGATCTGGAAACGCTGCGCGCCGCGATCCGCTACTACCACGGCGAACATACGCTCGACATGGTGCCGAAGATCACGCTGCCAGAGAAGGGAATGCCGCGCCAGAAATGGCTAACCAGGCAGGAAGTTGCCCGGTTATTGCGTGCTGCCAGGCGAGAAAAGCAGTGCGGCCATCTGGTCCGTCTCATCATGATCGGGCTTTACACCGGGACGCGCCTATCTGCCACCTTGAACCTGCAGTGGATGCCGAACACGACGGCCGGCCACGTCGACCTTGATCGTGGTGTTATCTACCGTCGAGCTGAGGGCGAGCGCGTAGCGCACAACAAGCGCCGGACGCCGGTGAAGATACCCCCTCGCCTGCTCCGCTTCCTACGGTATTGGCATAAAGCCGACACGGTGACGGATTCGGACGGTCGGACAGTCACCATGCGCTATGTCATCACCTATGCCGGGGAGAAGATCACGAAGCCGCATAAGGCGTTCAGAACGATTCGGGATTCGGCTGGCTTTGCCGACGATGTCACACCGCACGTCTTGCGCCATACCCGTGCAACGTGGCTTGCCCAGGCTGGCGTCGATACTGAACAGGCGGCGGCTTCTTTGGGGATGACGTCGGAAGAGTTTGAGCGGACTTATGCTCACGCGAGTCCGGATTTTCAACAGCAGGCAGCGAACGCATTCTAACCGGTCCGCTGTTCAAACGGTCCGCAATCGGTCCGTTATCTAGAAAATGGCTTTCGCGGAGGAAGCTTTGTTCGGGATGAAAGCCTTGATTTATAAGGCTTTTCGCTGGTCGGAGTGGAGTGATTCGAACACTCGACCCCCACGTCCCGAACGTGGTGCGCTACCAGACTGCGCTACACTCCGTGACCAGCGGCGCTTCTATAGACCAGCCATTTTTGATGCACAAGCACCAAAATCAAAAAAACCATTCGATTTTTGACGAAAAGATTACAGAGGCAATTGCTCAGAAAATCGGCAGGAAAATGGGCGTCGAACCGGCCGAAGTGCGTAAGGCGCAACACATTTGGCAAAATCCCACTTGTACACGCGGATTGGAATTTTCTTTTGCCGGCTTTGGCGCTAAAGCCTTAGCGGGACAGGCGGAAATGTCGTGGGACAGCGGCGTTTGCGCAACCGAATGCGAGACAGAAGCTCAAGGACGTTACGATGAATATCCGCATGATCACCGCGGCGGGGCTGTTGCTGGCCCTGGCAAGCTGCACAACTACAACCACAGCGCTCCCGTCGATTGCGAGCAACCCGGTTCAGGACCGCTGGGAAGGCCAGTCGGCCGGCCGCTTCTTCGCCTCCTACGGCCCGCCGCTCTCCGATCGCGACGAAGGCGGCAACCGCGTCTATACGTGGCGCGGCGGCTACAAGACGGTCACCGTCGCCGGCAAGAAGGGCGAAAAGAAGGGCGGCAAGCGGTTTTATAGCTGCAAAGCCGATATCGTCACCAACCAGAGCTATGTCATCCGCTCGGTCCACATCCTCGGCGACCAGCCCGGCACCAACGGCTCCTCCTATTGCGCCGAACTGCTGGCGCCGCCGGAAAAGGCGAGCTGA